CACGAAATGGTTCCTGATTATTAAATACCTTAAATCGCCGATGAAATTTGGACTTCCAAAGCATGAAACTAACAACGAGACAGGACACAATCAACCCACTCACAACAGCAAAAACTATGGTCAACTGAGTGAGATATTGACCAAAAGCATTCATAGCATCATTTACAGAAACATAACTATGATGGGGAACAGGACGCCATTTCAACATCATATGGCAAATCAAGCTATTGCGTGCACTCCCATAAGATGGCACGAACGGTCTAAAAAAACCCAAAATTACAGCCAACCATGGGTGACGATAACCGTACACAATCCATTCATTCTGTATACGATCAATATCACAATCAATAGCCCAATCATCCAAATAACCACCAAAAGTAAATTCAAAGGACATAGCAATACCGGCATAAAATTGAAATAGGACGTCATTAACAATGCTAGCGAAATGTTCAACATGTCGCAAGATTTGTTCATCACTAAAATCCGACATCTCTAAAGGCCACGGGAACAACCCAGGCCCTGGATTAGATTCAATATCACCGGACCCCAACAGTGACCTACGTTTAAAATCGGCCACAATACGACCATTAACAATGGACGCCTTCAACCTCGGGTTCAACACAGACTGGACCCAGGGCAAACTCCAATACAAGCCCTCCGAAACAACAACCTCCTGCATAGCAAGTGATGCTATGTACGTGGTGCCATCCACCAACTTTTTGTACCTCCATTTGGTACGCGAAGCAACATAGTCGGTAGCATTATTCAAATCCCGACCAGGCGCGACTACGCAAAAAGAATCGATGCCCAACTCATCAGCCAATTTAATGGCACCCTCAATATAGACATCAATAACACGCTTAGCAAAACGTCGCGTCATCTCCGCTAACATCTTCTCGGCTCCGGCATTTGGCGCACCCTTGGCGCCCACACCTGTGCCCATTGGCACAGTAGCTGTTGCAGGACGTACCGTAGCCCCATGTCGGCGGCTCCGGACTCGCAACCTCGGGGCTACAGTCAGCCCCCCACTCTCGCTCGTCGAGCTGGAGCCCTGTGGCTCCGACGTGGAAGTCATAATGGACTTTGCGTAGGGTGGTAATAAGACGATGCAAAACAACGTCGTTACCAAAACAATCGCCACAAAAGTAACAATGGCAGGTGCACCCGGACGATACTTCTCCGTCTCGTACAACGCGTAAGTTGACCGACCTATTATGACAATGATCTACACGTACTGATATTTGACAGCAAGGATTTGGATGACCAGGTCTCAACAACCAACAATCGTAATCTTCCTTGACAA